GAGTTGAAAAGATACGGACAAATTTATAAGTCTTCAGATGTAATAAAGGACGTGTCAGAGGAATGTTTTTTAGCTGCAGAAGCATTAGAGAAAAAAGAATTTATTGATGTCAGTGTTGGTATAATAAATGATTTGATAAGTTCTTTAGGGAGTGTTGTGAATGGATTGAACACTTGGGGTAATGATTTTATAAAAGAAAAGGAACGACAATTTAAAAAATCTGATGATTTAAAAGATGCAATTAAATTTTTTAGGCCAAACATTAAATAATATGAAAAAGATTTTAATAGTAGATATTGAGACAACTGGATTCTTAAAGAGGGGAGGAAAGATTGTTGAGGTTGGAATTGTGGAATTGAATTTGGAGGATGGATCTAAAAAGATTTTGTTTGATGAAGTTTGTTGGGAGGAGGGAATTACTAAGGAGGAGTGTGATGCTTCTTGGATAGTTGAAAACTCGACTTTAACGACTGAGGATATAAGGAAATCTAAGAGGCTTGGAAAACATAGATGTATGATTCAGAAGATAATTAACAGATACCCATTAGGAGCGACAGCATTCAATAACAAGTTTGATTTTGACTTCTTAGAGGATAGAGGTTTTATATTCAGAAAGAAGTTAGATTGTCCGATGTTACTTTCAACTAACATCTGTAAAATACCAAGCCCAAGAGGTCGAGGTTATAAATGGCCCAAAGTTCAAGAGGCTTATGATTTCTTCTTTCCGGATAACGAATACATCGAAAAACATCGAGGTGCTGATGACGCATTTTATGAGGCAGACATAGTGTTTAAGCTGTATAAATTGAGTATATTTAAATTAAATTAATAATATTAAAAACTAAAGAGCAATGAGTACAAAAAATGAATTGGCATTGGTTAACGAAAAAGAGTTAAGCCTTGTAGAAGATAATAGTTTGAATGCAAAACAACTTGCAATCATTCTTAAAAAAACACCTAAACAATATATAAAAACAAGACCTGCAAAGGGAGGTGGGACATGGGATTATGTGACAGGTGGTTATGTTAAAAAATGTTTAAATCTTATGTTTGGATGGGATTGGGATTTTGAGATAGTTGATGAAAAAATAATGATTGAGGCAAAGGAGGTTATTGTTAAAGGTCGTTTAACTTGTAGGAGTGGAGGAAAAACAATTGTTAAGATGCAATATGGTAATAAGGATATTATGTTTAGAGTTGAGTGGGTTGATGGTAAAAAGAAACCAACCAATATTCCTTTATCAATTGGAAATGATATGAAAGCTGCTGCAACTTCATGTTTAAAGAAGTGTGCTGCTGAAATAGGAATAGCTGCTGATATTTATAACAAGGAAGATTTTAGGGAGGTTTTAGTTGATGTTGAAAATACAGAAATAACTATTGAAAATTTAAAATCATTATTCGATAAGCAGTCAGGAAACTTAAATCCAGAAGATGAAATGAATATTGAAAGGATAATTGAAACAGAAGAAAAAACAAGTTATAAAAAAGCAATTAATCTTTTAAAATCTTTATAATATGAGCAGAGTAGCAACATTTAGTAGTAGTTCAATACATAATTTATTGAGCAAAGGAAGAGGAAACTTTTCAATTGAGAATATAGGAAAGCCATTTACAACATACGTAGAAGAAAAGGTAATGGAAAAGAATTTAGAAAGGTCTTTATCTTCTGAAAATTCTGCAAGACCAACAGCTTGGGGAACGCTTGTTGAGGAACACGCCTTTAGTAAAATGGGATTAGAATACTCTTTAGTTTCAAAAGAACGTTTTTACAAAGGAGATTATTGGAGTGGAATGCCAGACTTAATAACTCCTGAGATTGTAGGAGATATTAAATGCCCCTGGACTTTGAAAGGTTTTTGTAAACTTGTTAAATCAATGAATGAAGGAGTTGAGTCATTCAAAGATAACCACCCAGAATACTATTGGCAGCTTGTAAGTAATTCAATTCTTTGCAAGAGGGATAAAGCAATGATTGTTTGTTATGTCCCTTACAAGGAAGATTTGGAAGATATAAGGCAATTAGCTGAAGACCACATGGGGGATCTGAATAATAGATTTTCATTTATTCAATGGGCAGATGATGAGGAACTTCCTTATTTGATTGAAGGGAATAAATACAATGATATTAATGTAATGGAGTTTGATGTTCCAGAATCAGATAAAAACATTTTAACTATGAGAGTTGCTATGGCAGTTAAAGAATTTAAAAAACAAACGTCATGAAAGGAATACACTTATTTAAAGCATTGAGTCCAGATAAATTAGAAAGGTTAATATCTGTTTTTACACAAAAAGAAATAGCAGAAATGTTTAATTGCAATGAAAGTTGTGTTAGTAAATATTTAACTGACACGCTAACAATTAGGCATGTAGAAACTAATAAAACTATTCTTGATACCGTTCCAATTTTTAAAACGCAAGGTGCTTGGATGAACTCATCGGAAAGAAATTCTTATAATGGAATGAAAAATTGTGTTAATTAAATATTTATATTATATTTGAACTTCAAAGCGTGAGAACTTCGAAACAACATTTTTTTAAACCTCTATTATTTAAGTATTCTCACGCACTTATTTAGTAGGGGTTTTTTCATTAATAGTTTACTGGTATCTTAAAACCTTTACAATTATGGCAAACTTTGAATTAAAATTCATAGACGTAAATGACAATACATTTATAGAGGCTAATGTTCATGAGGACGAAAACATTATATCCATATACATGGATGATCCATCAGCTAAACTTCACAACGGTGTTTGTGTGCATTTAGATAAGTCTACAGCAATTAAGTTTGCTAAAACCCTTCGTACTGAAATCAATAAAATTAAGGAGGTTACCAATGGCTGAACAAAAAAAATCATTTGTTCTTTATGGTGACTTAATTCACACAACACAACACTTGACTAATGAAGATGCAGGGAAGGTGTTTAAGTGGGTTTTAGAGTATGTCAATGATAATCATCCCGAACCATTAAAAGGATTGTTAGCTGCTGTTTGTGAACCTATAAAACAACAACTCAAAAGAGACTTGCTTAAGTATGAAAGTAAAAGAGAGCAATATAGTGAAGCAGGTAAAAAGAGTGCAGAAGCAAGGAGGTTAAAGAAGTTGAAGGAAAAGGAACTTAAAAAAGATAGTCAACGAACGTTAACGAACGTTGAAAGTCGTTCAACGAATTCAACTGTAACTGTTAATGATAGTGTTAATGTAAGTGTAACTGTAAATGATATAATTAATAGAGAAGCGGATTTTAAAAAATCCTTACAACCATTCTTAGAGAAATATGGTGCAAACCTTTTAAATGAATTTTATTTATACTGGACTGAAAAGAATGCTAAAGGTAAAAAGATGAAGTTCGAAATGAATAAGACTTTTGATGTATCAAGAAGATTATCAAGATGGAGTAATAATAATTTTAATACTAATAAAAATGGAAAACAAGAAAAACAAAAACAGCTTAGAGAATTTATCTCAAACTCAGGAAGTAACAACCCGAATGTCTGATTTAACATTATCTGTTGCAGTAGCATTTGAAAGAACTAATACAACACCAAGAGATGTTGAGCAGATGGTAAAAGATATTAGCTCTGAATTTGTAAACGTAGATATTCAACATGTACAAAAAGCAATTAGAAAAGGATCACTTGGTTTTTATGGAAAGACTTATGGAGAAGTAAGTACTCAGGAGATATGTATTTGGATAATTAAATACATAGAAGAGAATCCAGATGCAGAACCTTTAGAGGATAAACTTAACCGGTTAAATAGGGAGGAAGTAAATGGATAATATTTTAACAGAGGAAATGATTAGGGATAAGATGAGTGAACATTATGACTCTGGAGGTGGTGAAACATTTTATGCAGGTTTTAATGGTATGGCTAAGTATTATTCAATTAAAGAAGGTAGTTGTACTGATTGGACAGGTTTGCCAGGTTCAGGTAAAACAGAACTTCTTTTGGAGATGCTGAAAAATTCATCTGAATGGTATGGTCATAAACATTTAATACACATGCCAGATGCAGGTTCAGAAGTTGATATTGTATCAAAGTTAATTCACAAGTTAAGTGGCAAACAATTTGAGGAGTATTATTATGATGATAATCACCAAAAGAAATTGATTAAAAACAGAATATCTGAAGGCGAAATGTTTCGAATGATACCAGAAGTTTTAAAGATTTTTAAAATATTTATTCCAACACCTAAAAAACAAAAAGAAGGTAAAAAAGCTACAAGATCCAAAGCGGTAACACCAACTGAATTTTGGGAGTTCGCAGTTGAGAACAAAGAGAAGCTTGAAATATTTTCTGCTGTAATTGATAGTTGGAATTATATGAAGCACGATACTGAAGGTTTTGGAAGGGAAGATAAGTGGCTTGAGGAAACTTTGAGTTATAGAAACGAACTTGCAGAAAGTAGTGATTTACACTTTCACACAATTATTCATCCAAAAGGAGCAAAGAAGGATAAGGCAGGTAAAATAATAATGCCTGATATGACAGATTTAAAAGGGGGTTCTGAGTGGGGTAATAATGCTAAAAGTATAATAGTGGTTCACAGAGAAAAGAATAGTCACCTAACACACGTTAAAATCGAAAAGGCAAAGCCTAAAGTGGTCGGTATTGCAGGAAGTTGTCTTTTAGCTTACGATGTTAAAGCAGGGAGGTATTATGAAAACATTAAAAGTCAAAATATGAAAAGGATTTACTCCCACAAAGAACACATAGTTGAATCTGACAATAATTCAATGCCTAACAACTTTGATGATTTTGAAAACGATGATGCACCTTTTTAATTATGATAGATAACAAAGAAATAAAACAGTTTATAAGTTCGGCAAGGAATGACAATGCAGCTTCTTTCGATATGGTTGAGAAACATTCTTTCTCATTACTATTATCAGGAATAAAGATTAAGTTAATAAATAAGTTAATTAAAAATGATAGTGGAGAGGTTAAGGATCAAATTGCATCCATTGACAGAATGGAGAACTTCCTTGAAAGGTTGACTTTTAAAAATTGCGTGTTTCATTTCCAAGCTAAAACAATACTAAGTCAAGATAGAAGGATAATACTTTTAGAGCAGGAAAAGAAAGATTTGATTAAGAGGTCCTCATCAAAGATAAAGGAATTAGAAAGTAAAAATTCAAGTCTCAGTACTGAG